GTACCATTGTAGAGGCCAGACGCGGGGAAGAAAATACTGTTGCCGTTGATGCGCGATGTAAAGCGACGGCCTGCCACGCCATCCTCATCGGTCCACTCAGAGTCACAGTTCGAGTTTAGTTCCTGGAACTCGCCGACAGTCGGCAGACGACAGGGTGAGCCCATGTTGTGACGCGCCATGTCGTATGTGTTGTTCACTGGGATGTTGCCCGTCAGCGCGGCACCGTCGGTCTGAGCATACACAGCATCGCTGAAGTCATAGCCGCTGCCTTCTGCGTGACCTGTCACATTGCCCCATGAGAAGTAGAGGCCGTGCTCGTAAGGTGTCGTGGCACCGATATTGTGCTCACACCACAGTAGTCCGCTCGGGAGTGCCAAATCGACGAATCCAGTAGGAGCCGCAGCCGTCTGGCTGAGAATGTCGATGACATTGAACTGCGTGCCGTCGTAGTTCATCACAAGGATGGTGTTGTTGTGTACCTTACCCATCGGCATCGCATTTCCGAACAACTTGATGGCCTTGGCAGCTGATCCGTTCACGCTGAGTGTCGGACTCGAAGCCGTGAAAGCATTCTGGAAGAGGACGGCGATGATGCCGCCAGGGGTCAATACGGTGTTGGTGATGCTAACCGTCTTGGCTGCTGTTGCGCCAGCGGTAGAACAAACGCCATAACCATAGCCGAGGGTCGCCATGTCGCCAGTTTCGGCGAGGGGCTGAATCTTGTTGAGGATGGCCTGAAGTTGGGCATCACTCTGACTGATGTCAAAAATTCCGTTTGCCATAATTTGCTATTTTTTATTTGTTAAACATTATATTTCGCCAATTTGAGTCCCTGATAATTCGGAACTACTGATGTCGATGATCGTCACCTGCTGATTAGCCATCTCGATGGCGGTGATCTGAATCTCGTTGGTCTGATAATCCTCGTTGAACGACTGAATCTGATACCACCGGCCCTGATACTGCACGAGGCACCAACGGTCTATGCCCTCGTGGAAGCGCATACGGAACATCACAGTGTCGTAAGCATCCACGGCACCTTCGCGCATCGACTTCACGCCCTTGTTGAACGACTCAGCCGCCCAGAACTCGCCGAGCATCTGATATTTCTGTCCGCCCGATTTCCGCCCGAAGTCGCCACCCGTCGAATCCACGCGCTTGGCAATCTTCACGCGCTTGTTCATCATACCTGTTGTATATGCCATAATCTTTGTCTTTTAATTAGGAGTATTGCATCTTACGATATTTCCAGAAGCGGTGCAAACGAGATGGTCACTGGCGGTCAGCACCACCTTCAGCGATGACTTCTGCTGGATGACCGTCACCGTGACCTTCATCGTATTGTCGAGCGAGCGCACCGTGTTGCCGTCGGATGTACGGATCAAGTGGCTGCTGGCCGTTGTTACCTCGTTGCGGATGGCTCCGTCGGTCACCACGAACGTCACCGTCTGCTGGCGCGACCTGCCGTCGAGATTATCAGCGTCCGAGGTGACTACGACCGTGCCATTGCCCTGACCCGTGTAGGTCAGGACAATGTTGCCAGGTCCGTCTCGCCAAGGAATACTGATGCTTGCCATAGTTACTCGATGCTCCAGTTAGTATTCGAGGTAACGCTGAACGAAGCAGAGGTCTCAGCAGAGTAGGCATTCCAGTCGAGAGAGGCACTTGCGGGAGATACCTCCAGAACAGGATCGCCTTCGGCCTGCGTGATGGTACATGATGCCGTATGGCCAGCATGGTCGGTCACCGTCAACTGAGCCGTGCGCGTCGAGATGGTCGGGTTGGCACCGATGTTGGTGAACTGAATCGAGAACGGGAACTCAGCACTCGCGCCTGGGTCGCCGCTGATAGCATCGCCATTGTTCACGGTCAGGCCGTTGGCGTTGTAGGTCGATGGCAGTGTCAGCACCAGTGTGGCACCGCTACCGAGTGAGAAGGTGAGCTGCGACGAGTTGGTGGTGCCCTCGATGGTGAGGGTGGTCACACCGTCCTTGCTCACGGCTGCTGCACTTTGAATGTTCACAAACTCTGGTTTGCCCGCCTGGGTGACGGTGCGCACCACGTCTTCACAGTTGGGGGCCTTGAACGTCATATTGGTCTGACGGGCCGAACGACCTGTGTTGTCGCTGCCAGCGGTCACGTTTACGGTATCGTTGCCGCTGCCTGATGTTTTGCTCGGGACGAGCCATGCTGCATAACTCATAATCTTTTCGTTTTATTTGATATTCCAATTTGTATTCGATTCGATGGTGTAGTCAATGCCATACTGCGGCACAAGCCATACCAGCGTCTGCGGCTCGACTGGATTCACACGCAGATACTTCATCAAACTGATGGCATCTGTCGGCCTTGCGCTGACAGCCACACCCGACGGCAATGCCCACGCCCTGACAGCCATGCCGCATACTGCGTGAGCCGATGCCCGAAGGCTTCCCGTTACCAGTCTTGCCGATCCTTTCATCCGATGATCTTGATATGTGGGTTAATATTCACGACCTGCTTGCGCGTGCCACTCTGATAGTCGGTGTCGGGTATCAGTACCGTCAACTTCAGCATCAGCAGTCCGACACCGAGTTCTGTGCTATCTACCATCACCACGAAACTCTCGCCACCTTCGAGCGCGATACAGTCAGCCTTGGTGAAGTCGATGTCGGTATTCTTTGCGTCGGCATTGATCACCTTGCCGCTGAAGTCCACGTCGGCGAGTTTTAGTCCGTCTGGCAGTTCTGCCGTGAACTCTATCTTCACGTCGGAGCCGAGTGTCACGGTCTGCATCTCGTCGGCACCCTCCGGCGATGCCAGTCGCATGTAGGGCTTCACGAGGATGTCAAAGGTGTAAGGCACCACGGAGATATTCGTCACGCTGACAGGCGAACGGTACTGATAACTCGTATCGACGAGCATCAGCGATGCCTGGATGAGCGTCACCGGCATACGGCCATAGCACTCGATGATGTCCTGATAGGGACGATTGAGATAGTTCAGCAGCGTCTCTTCTGCCGATTCGCCGTAACTCTCCAGCAGCGTGTCCTCTGCCGTGAAGTCCGACTCGATGCGCAACTGCGCTTTGATCTGATTAAGTGTCAACCACTTCATGTTATTTTGCTTTTTTATCGTTCTTTCTTATCCGACAAAAAAGCCGTGTGGGTTTACTTGTGTTTCTCATTTGGAATAAAAAAAAGGGTGGCCGCTGCCACCCGATCAATCACTCAATAATTAAATAATACCCTTAACCATATATGAAAAACCAACAAAAACTAATTCGTCCAATAGCACACCGCCAAACCAATGCTGATGGCCACGATGAAAGTCACAAGACTGATCAAGGTGTAGAAGCATCCAGCTTTGCCACGCTCCTCGTTGCTCATCTTTTCGAGCATTTCCTTCGGTATCTCAGGCATATTGCCGAAATAGCCAAACGGATCGTGGATAGGGCCGATGTGAATCATTTCTTCAAAAGATTGTTGATGACCTGTTTGCGGTTCAGTCCGTCGGCACGATAGCTGACGTGTACCCAGTACGAGCCCTTTGCGTTGTGTTCCCAGATCAGCTGGTCGAAGTCACAATGGGTACGAATCCACTCGAACCATTTGCGGCCCTTTTGCATATCGCCGTCGATACAGAGGTCTGCGGCCTCGCCCTTCATGTGCTGCGAGTTGCGCACACCGCCAACGGCATTATTCAGCGCGAGCGACCGATAGCCGGAGCCAATCTTGATAGGTTCGTGCATGGCATTGCGAAGCGGCTGCAATATCTGATGCACCAAAGCACAGAGATTTACAACGTCGCTCTGTCCTGGCTCATTGCGGATGCCTTTCGCCTTGGCGGTGGCACTCGCACAGAGCTCTTCGAGCGTGAAATTCTTACTGATTTTCGTTGCCATATCCGTTAAATCTGTTGTTACAAATCCTCGTTGTTCGGGACTATTCGATTATCCAAATCAGGTCGGATGGTCTTTTCAAGTTCCCCTGTGGCCGATACTGTCACGGGCACGCACTTTGGGCATTTTTGTGCGAGGCCGCACGTAAAAGGGGACAGTGCCTCCAACATTCTGCCATTCCTGGCGATGTCACGTTTCATATTGGCACGTTCATCTTCGGTCTGACTGCGGAAATCACGGAACTCCTTCGACAGTTTATCCAACTGATCCCGAAACTCCACATACCCCTGCTTGTAGTGGTCACGATCTTCACGCAGCTCATTGATGAGTCTGTGGTTGTCTTCCACCTCCTTCTGCTTGTCGTCGAGAATCTGCTGATAGGTGTCCTGTACCTTCATAGCCATATCAACCTCGGCGGCTTTTGCCTCCACCTCTTTCAGTTTGGCTTCGGCCTCCGATGCCCTGGCCTCGGCCTCTTCTTTTCGCTTGTGCTGCCGCCAGAAGAGAAAGCCACCTACCCCAGTACCACCTATCAGCAGACTGATGAGTCCGATGATTGCTTCGAGTGTGATCTCCATACGCCTACAAGGTTAATTTAACGAGGTAGTCATAGAACTTTGGCCAAGCCGTATATGCTAACACTGCGATGCCAACGGACGCAAACCACTGACCATAATAGATGGTGTAGCCAATTCCTGCGATGGCTCCGATAATACAAAGCACCATCAGGATGAAATAACCGATTTTTTTGAGAGTTTTCATTTCCTTCGATTTTAATAATTAAACCATTTCATCTATCGAAGGAAACATCGTTGTGGGTTTACCATAGTAAAAGCCCGACGGGTAAATTTATCAAAACACCGTCGGGCTGGATTAAAACAAATAAAAGATAAAGAGAATACTGCCTCACGGCAGGAAATGGAAACTTGCTGCCTCACGGCAGGAATTTCTTGATCTTGAAGGCGATCCAAACGACACCGCCCATAAACGACAGCAGTCCGAACCAAATCAGACCCTTCTGTGTCTTGGTCAGCGGCTTTTCCACTTCTTTGATCACCTCGTATGGCACAGGGATGGAGTCGTGCTTTGCCACGTAGGTCGTGTCATGGACCTGCTTCTCGATGTACTTGGTGTGCCACTTCTCGATGCGCACCGTGTCGCCCTTCTCCTTGATGCTGATGCTGTCATGCATCCAAATGGAATCTCTCTGCACCTGCGTGAAGTAGATGGAATCCGTCTTGTGCTCCACCACCGTCACCGGCACATACTCAATCGTCTTGCAGCCCGTCAGCACCGCCAACGCAACTGCGAATAAAATAATCTTTTTCATATCTCTTACTGGTAAATGATTTCCTTGCCGCATGCCTTGGCGTAGTAGTACTCGGCGGTAGCTCCTGGGGAATCGCGCCAGTCACTCAACAGATAGATGGCATCGCACAAAGCGAGATTATGCATGTCCCAAAGCAGCAGCCATGCATACCAATCGAACTCACAGAAGTCGAGGTCTTTCCACTTCGCCTCCTCAATCATGATGTGCTGCTTCGCCTCACGCTGAAATGCTGCCGACGCGGGGTTTATCACCACCCAACCATCTTCCAATAGTCTTTCCTGAGCACCAGCAAACTTTCCGATTGTCTTAGCACTCAGTCTCTTCTCTCCTATCTTGCCGGAGATATATATCAATTTCTGTTTTTTCATAATTATCTAATTTTCATTTAATGCAGCGTCCCCTCATATCGCTCATACAAATCTAACGCCATGATGATGGCTTGGACGGGATCAATCTTGCATGAGTCCGTTTGTGAGCGTTTCACAGGTCGTTTGTTGCCGCGCCCGTCGATTTCCAGCACGGCGTTGCCAAAGCAGAACGGCCAGAGAGGTGAGTTGCTAAACGAGATGAATGGCACAGGGGCAAACATCGCCTTGTATAGATCGTCAGTCGGGCCGTCAAATTCGCTGTTTAGCTGCGAAACGACTTGGATGTACGGCTCAGGGTTTGCCACCTTCATAACTGACTGAAGGAATGCTTTCAGCGTGTTAATCGGGTCTTTCGATTTGTATTTATCATAGCCCCAATACATGAACTGGCAACCCTTACCGAACAATTCTTCCAATCGCTTCGTGTATAGCGACGGCTCGAATATCTGCCCTGGCGAATAGTGGAGCCACCCGTCTTTCTCCCATTGTTCGTACAATGGTCTGATAGCACTCTTCTCGGCTGTGCTCTCTTTCACCCAGCAGTCACAATCCGCAAAGAACTCGGTGCCTCTGCCTGACGGATGTTTTCTCGCGGCCAAATAAGCAGCGGTATGCAAGTCGTCACCTTGCGAGAAGTCTAACCCTGTGAAGATGACCCAACCGTCGCGGGCTGTGCATTGGTCTATCCTCATGTCGCGCTGCAGCGGGCGAATCTGTTCAGGCTTTATCCATTCGACAACGCTGCTTCCTTGCCACATATTGAAGTCCTTCGTCAGCACCTCCTGCTTGGTGTCCTCGGTGCCGGTGGCCGCTTCGTGCAGTCGCTCGCGGTAGTAGGTGGGCTGCACGGTGGTGCCTATCGAGCGGTTCACTTTCTTGAAGAGTTCGGGGTCGTCGAGCTTCGTCAGGTCGTCGGTCAGTTCCCACTTGTCGAGCTGGAGCAGGAAGGCACACCAGTAGTCGTCGGGCGTGCGGTGGGGCTGTCCCAGCGGATAGTCCAACTCGCGCAACAGCAATGATTCGACCTGTTCAATCTTGGTCTTGTAGGGGCCTTCCTTGATGCGGCCGGCGGTGGTGGTGTGCAGCAGCAGCTTTTCACGACGCGGACCCGTTGAGCCCCAACACGTATCGACTGCCGCCTGCATGTCGGAGTGGGCGTTGACGTAGCCCGCCTGTCCGTGCTCGTCGGCATGAACCACCGAGGCGTAGAGTCCGTCCTTCGAG